CAAAGCTTCTTGGTATCTAGCCTATTATTCAGGTCCTAGTTTACTCATGATGGTAGCCTGAATATAGTCCATCAACATCTGTTTAGCTTTTTCCTGTAACTCACTAGTTGCTATCTCACTAGTACGTACTACCTTAAAGTTAAATGGTCTTTTGGTTTCTTCACCTAATAATAGGTCTATCTTTGGCTTGATTATATTATAATCCTAAGCCATTGCAGGGAAACCGTCCTATTGTTTAAATGGGTTAGTAACATACTTAAGATCTTTCTCATTGTATATACTATTGTAAAGATCATAGTAAGTCTACATCTCTTCCTTGCGAGTTCTGGTATTACCATTCCTAGAACCTCCTTGACTGTGACCTATAATGTAATCTACACAAGATTCTCTCCAGTCTTGGGTCTTCTTAGACATTGGCAACTTCTGTATAGGAAATTGATTGATATTTTTCATAGTTAAAACATATATGCTTCTATATTATCATTAGTAATATCATCGTCATGATACCACTCTTGAGTAAAGATAGGTCCGTCAAATAGCACCCTATCTCTATTCTCTTTTTTCTTCTCTTTAACCTTTAGATTATAGAGTTGTTCTCTATAAATCATTACCTGCATCAACGCCATGACTCTATCGAAGTTTCCTGTATCATTATAGCTTATAAGTTCTTCTAATAGCGGCTCTGATAGTATGTTATGTAAGTTCTTTTTACCGGGGGCTTGTTCATCATTTAACCAATCTTTAATCAAGCCTTCTCCCCACTGCTTGATCTATTTATTCATATGACAACCTTTCTTTCTCTAAACTTTAGAATTACCTACAATATCAGATATAATATCTGGTTGATCAGCAAGTAAGTAGTCACAATGTTTAGCAGTAAAGTAAGGAAATAAACCTTTACGCTCATTTTCATACATTATTCTACCATTGTAATAAACTGCTAATTTACGTAGGTTTTCATAGTATTCTTCGGCTGTTGTAGGGCGTCCAGTGTATTCAGCAACAATTATATCATAATAGTTTTCAAAGTTCTAGAATCGCTTGTAAACGAACGTAGAGCCTAATGAATTAGTACCTGACTAGTCATGGTCATATGGGTCTACTCCAAGTATATATAAACCAATAGGCGCATCTTTTACAGGGTGTTCCCATATAACTATAGATCCTGTTGGGTCATCATCTTTTTTCAATGGATAATGCGTAATATCACCTGTTTTCTTTAATACCCATTTAATAGAACCATTAACATCCCATATTAAATCTCCTACCTATTTATGGTTACTTAGGTGTTTATTTATACGTATGTTAGCTAATTGTTCTTGTAATTCTTTCTTAGGGAATATATTACCGCCAAATTCCAGACATGCTTCTTGTGGTGTTATACAGTGTTCAGCTACATAACGGTCTACTGCTACTGAGTTAGTAGCATTCTCTATTACCTTTCTACGTTCAGCTAATATGTACTCTACAGACTTCTTATACAGTGTATTACCGTCATCATCCATGTAAACACGTTTACCATCATCATCACGGAAGTCCATATTGGTATACTGTGGAATAAAGAATCCACATAGCTTGTCAGATGGAGTTTCATCCCATATATTCTTAAATCCTAGACAGTTATAACCATCTGGATTATAGAACATATCTTACAGTGTTTCAAAGTGGCTATCTTCATCACCACCTGTACCAAATGCAATCATAGTACCAAACGCAATACCATCTTGTTCTACAGATGGTCTAGCAATTTGCCACGCTGCACCTAATTCTGAGAAGGAACCAGCCTCTTCAAATATAATAAGTTTACCAGCTTTACCACGAACTACATCTGGGTTATCTTTTAGAGTAACACCAATGATTTCTGATTTATAACCGCTCTCAACCTCATTGCCGTATTCATCTTTAGTAAAGAAACCAGCACGTTTACGCATCTAAGTATTAACAGATCTCTTCTTACCCCAAGCTGTATTCTTATCTATAAAGTCCATATAGTCCCATGCTTTAGTAAGAATACCATCCTCTGTTAGATATTGCTTATTACTAGCATAGATATATGTTTTACTACCTGCGAATAGATAGTAGTTACGACATGCCATTGCTGCATTCTTATACGAATAACCCTTACGTCTACTCTTTAGTGCGCATAAGTGTTTACTTTGTTCTTCTGCATCTTCTACTGCTAAGAAGAAGTAATAGTCATAGTCATAGAAGTCTGGGAACTACAAATCACGTGTTTTCTTAGTAGTTGTAGATCCATCAGGATTAGTAATTGTAGTATAGATAATTCTTTGAATAGGGCAGAAGTTTAAATAAAAATAGTTATACCCACTAATGAAATCTCCAGCATAACCATACTTACATCTGTCCATCTATTCATCCCAATATTTAAAGTACTCTGACGTACCAGCGGGATACTAACAATAAGAGCCAGTCTCCAAAAACTTGAGGGCTGGCTGTCTAAACTTATTGCTATTTTTTATCTATTTATTGAAGTCTACCATTAAATTGATTATAATTCTCTTAGTTTAAAACTACAGTTTATCTGAGAACTCTGTTAAACTCACCTACTTACGATTAGGTCCATCATGAGCTGTGTTAACTATAAGCTTTCTTATATAGTCAGTGACTTAGGAGGTTACGTTGTATGCGCGCCATACTTCACTACTTTAAGCTTCTCTTTGAATCAAAACATTCTTTGAGATAATCTTTACATATTTCTTCTTCTAATCCAAACCAGTATTTTCTGAAGAATTTTCGTTCCATTTCTTCATAGTATTTCTTCTATTTGTCATATTCTTCTTTGACTATCCATACTACTGCTTTTGGATTATTCTTGTCATAGTTTATCTTTACTAGATCTCTCATACTATATTTATTGGTAGCCCCACTAGGATTCGAACCCAGACCAAGAGGGTTAGAGCCTCTTGTGCTTGACCATTACACCATAGGGCAATATTAAGCGGGAGAGGAAAGATTCGAACTTTCAAACCCAAGAGCTTTGTTAACGACGACTTTAGGGCGCTTCCGTCAATCTACTGCCGTATACCATTCCGCCACTCTCCCGTGCCGGGGAATATTTGTTGTCCGTCCCCGTCGGACCTTTTGGTTTAGAACCAAGATTTGATTCTCTTCCACAGACTAGGTTTCTTAGCATTCAATGCTCTCAAAGTATTATATGCTTCATCAATCTGTGCCCAAATCTCTTCTTTGCTTTTAGTCATATCAATGACAATATCAATCTGCTTTTTCATATTAGTTCAATTTTATCTATTATAACGTGTTGTTTAATTTAAGTTGTAATTGATGTATTATCTTGTCAATTCATAAGGATTAACTTTAGCATCACCTTTAATCTTAGATGTACTAAGCTCTTCTGTTTTTACTGCTTTCTCTAAGAAATCTAAAGTAACATAAGCTCCTTTTACCTTTTCAAATCCAGCTAAATACTTCTCAATTTTCTTTTCATCTAAGTCTTCACCTAATGATTCTTCATAGTAATCACTGAAACTATCAAGCTTACGTCTCATATTCTGTAACATCCTAAGTAGACGAGTATTGCAGAACTCTTTAAACTGCTCTTCACATGCTATCTCTGCTGCAGATAATTCATAATTAACGTCATCGAATAATTCTTCTTTCAACTTAGATTCGATGCTATCTGGATCCATACTTAATACATAAGGACTATTCCATTTATTTTTAAGTACAATGTAACTAATTACTTTAGTAGCATGTTCTTTGTCTGCTTTATCAGCATCCCATACCTTTTTAAAGCATGGGATACCTAGGGCATCAGAATGAATTACAACTTTACCACCGACTATATCAAATAGTTTCATAATTACTTATCCTTTTTGTATTCTTCATGTTCTTTCTTGATTCTTTCAATCTCTTCAAGATCGTATGAAGCTGTAGCATCGCTGATTACTACTACTTTACAGATATATTTCTCTTCTTTCTTACTGTAGAAAGATTGAGGAATTACTATATCACCTGCTTTAACATCAATCACTTCATCCTATGTGATTACCTATCCGTCAGTTCTTAATCTAATAAGTCGTCTGTCCAAACTATATCTTTCGGAAGTATTCACTAGAGAGTTCTTCTACGTATCATAAATCATGTAATCACCATGATTATTTATTAGTACTTTTTCCATACATTAAACTTTATCACAACAAACACAATTTTCACATGGTTTTTCAAGTTCACGTCGTTTATTGTTTTCTTCTCTTCTACAGTGATAGTCTTTCAATTCAGGAGAACTTATCTTAATATATTCTTTTTCTTCCCAATTATTTGTAACAGAGTACATCTTAAGTACGACGTCTCCTTCTTTAACATCAAATAACTTTTCACCATCTACAATCCATTCACCGGGTTCAGTTACTGTATAACTATAATCGTATCCACTGCCATATGTAGCCTTGCTTACTTTTTGTTCTTCGAAGTTCGCTACTATTACATCGCCTTCTCTCTTTGTTGCTATATACTTTACCATAATTCAATCAATTTTATATCCTAAATACTTTTCTTTATGCAATCTCTGTACTATCGTCAGCACTCTCTGTAGAGGCACATTCGGATTCACATAGTCCTTCAGTGTCTTGTACTTCTGCACTATCTGTGTGTACGTCTGTAGCTCCTACTCCAGACTCTCTGGTATTATATTTCTGTTCATACTTTTTAGTTAAATTATTGCAAATCTGATCAATTTGTTCTGCTCTATCTAATGTAGTTTCTTCTTCTTTCTTACCATTCTCTACCATTACTGTAGTAAGTTCATCAATCATATCGCTTGTGAAATCATCATATCTGATAATATCATCTTCAATACATTTCTCAACTACATCATATAACTTTTTCATTGGTTTAGTGAATAGTTCTGGTCTAGAGTTCTTTTTCTCCAGTTCCCACATATTTTTGCTTTCTTCGTGTGTCATTTCTTTTAATTTATTAAGTATTTTAATATCCGGTGTGTTTATATATTTATGTATAAGATCACATATATAAAGAGTTTTATATGCTATCTCTATTGGAACTTCTCTAACTCCGGGTATTATTCTATATCCTGAAGTAGGATAGTAATCACTACTATCTTCTTTCATGCATTGAAATATATGATCAGATATCATTCTGTTTCTCTTTAATTATAGTTTTACTGATGCAACCAGCAGCCCAACCAACCAAGTAAGCATAATTTTCATTTCCTTGAGAGTATGATTCTACAGCATGTACACCTAATTCTTCATACATATAGTCAGCTACATGTACTGCTTCATGTGGTATTGCATCGTCTGTAATTACTTCTAAGTTAGGAGCATATACTAAACACCCATACAATCCGTCTGATTTTCTACATACTGAGTATGTACTCATTGCTATACCTTCTTGCTCAAACTCTTCGTCTATGTTTTCTATTACCCCAGATTTATCTGTTAAGTAGAACTTAAATTGTTCATCTAATTCTTCTGGTCCTACAGCTACCCATAGCTTCCTAGGATATATCTGTGGGTCATACATATCAATTTTTCGCTTCTTCTTCATATCTTTTCTTTATTTTGAACTTTCCTAAGTAAGCAAACATCACTGGTTTAGGATCTAATTCTGTTATTACTTTGTTAGTAAACTTGAACGGGCTATTGCATATTACTTCAACTACTTGATATGGTAGGTTATACTTGTTACTTAGTTTAGTATATATACTCGTCTAATTTCTCATGCCATTCAACCTTCTTATAGTATTTACATGTAGCTAATGTAATAGGACCATTTAACGTATTAGGTCTAATTATATTTATCAATGCTGCTACATCTACCCAATCACTGCTATATAACGTGTCACTCGCAAGTACACTTATCTTAGATTGCTCTTGTTTACTATATTTGCGTATCGGTTCATATATCTCTATATCCTTCATATAATCTGAAGTAAGTAGTTCTGTCCTATTAGTTACTATAGTAAACATATTAAATGGTAACTGTTTGCCTCTAATCTTACTCCATAACTTCTTAATATAAGGATACTTCTTCCACGCTATTATAGATCCTGCCTCAAGCAGGAATGACCTCATCTTCATCTTTATTAACTTTTAATATTATTGTGATTTGTACTCTATCACCGATTATTTCAGGTATCAAAGCTTTACTGACCATTACTTCATCATCTGCTTTACCTACCCTTAATATGCCTTGCTGTTTGAACTTAGCTATGTATCTACTAAGATTATCAGGAGTAATACCTAAAGTACGTTTAATATACTTCCTATTCTCAGTACTTATTACATTCTTCCTTACATTAGGGAGTTTTGGTGTATTGACGTCTATATCTATAAATGTTGTTAACAACTCTAACTCCCTGTCTGTAAGCTTAAGTATACCATTAAGGCTATTTAGAAATTCTCTGTATAAATCGGTTCTAGATACGGTCTTAACCAATTTATTCATTAATCAGTTCCTCTTTAATTTTATTTAATACTTTAGTAAGGTTATAGTACACTGTCTCAGCTTCTAGCTTAACACAAGGTGGTACTTTACCTTCTGAGTATTTATCTATTACTTCTTTGTAATCCTTATCATACTGATCTACCAGATTATCTATTAGATCTACTACTTTAGTAGATTTATTGTCTTCCACTTCTTCCAAGTACCCCTCTTCTACATATAGATCTGCAATATCAACAGATATACTCATTGATCTGTACGAATAGTTATCTCCTTCGATATCACCATTGCTACATTCCATAGTAAATACTTGAGGATCTTCAACACTATTTACTAACACATCGCCCTTTCTGGCTGATCCGAAATCTTTAATTACTTTATATTTTAACATATCATTTCTTATTTTTATCATTAAGTCCCCATATGGCTAACCACATCATAAAAGAACAGAGACCTAATACTATTAATTGTTCCATGTCTCTATAAACGCTACATGTTAAAATAGTTAATAGCTTTTAACATTTGTTAACAGTTAATTAACATATAAAAAGAAAGCCCGACCTAAGTCGAGCTCTCAATTCCTTTCAGCAGGGTTAAAATATGTTTAAATATATATTACTTAACGGCAACAATATCATAAGGTTTTACCAGTTGAGTATCTTTTACTAGATCAAAATACATTGCAAACTTCTTATTATAAGCAATAGTATCTCCAACCTTAAATTGTGGGTCAGTAATATTAGTAGGGATTTTCAATACAATACCAGTAGCCCAATCAGATTCTACTTCTTTAGTTTCTGTTTGAGTATCATACTCATTAAACCCATTTTCATCTACTTTACCATTAGGAATTTGTTCTGTAAATTCCTTAGTAACCATAATAGGTGCTAATGGTTTAACTAGTACGTCTTTTAACATATTCCAAGTAATACCATTAACTACTGTTTCTAATACTTTATCTTCCATATTCTTTTTTAACTTAGTTTCTACTAATAACGTATTATTCTTTAATTAGTTTGCTTTTATTAGTATATTTCCACCATTTGAACAACAATAAGTTACTGCTCTTTGTGGGCATTTACCACTGTTCATAAATGCACAGCCATCACAACTACCTGCTCTATTAGGCTCTATTATATACTATAAACCATTGATCTCTACTGGAGTTTGGCTTTTGATTATCTCTGCTAATTCTGAATCGTATATTGTCATAATAATATTGTTTATAATGCGTATTCTCTATCTGTCCAAGGATTAAAGTCTTCTTCTATTGGAATAGTTGGTTCCACTTGGCATGCTAAATTTAGTATGCCTATTTTATAGGTGCACTCCGGCTATTTTTCAACAACTTCTTTTACCCAAGTAGGCGTATCAGATATTGTTACTATGTGGTCACCCATTATTATTGCCTTCATAGTTTAACTTTCTTAAGAATATAACCTTGTCTACAGTAGTCTGTTAACTGTTTAGTACAGATACCTCCACCTAGTAAGTCACAGCCCATACAACCACCCTGTGATCTTTCTGGTGCTAAAAAATAAGTCTTTGATTTGTAATCTATGTATTTGCCAGAGTATGCTAATGGCGTTTGTTCTTGTTGTTTCATAGTCTTAATTTATTAATTCTACTTCTGTTAAATAATATTCACCCATATCGTTATATCTACTTAAGTAATATATGTTATTAATCTTATATATACTACTCCAACCATCATCAGTTGATCCTATAAACTCTTTATCATTACTGCTCATTAATTCTCTTGCTATTTTGAAGCTTAAATAATCTCCAAAAGGTGAACTGGCTTTAGTATTGATGTATTTGTATTTAATATTTTTCATATATCGTAACTTATATCATATTCATCATTATCAAAAGCATCTACTTGATAGAGTGTTATCAAAAGATTATCAGTCGTTTTATATTTTAGCACTCTAGGTTGAACTAATTCTGCTTTGATATCTCGTTGTTCAAGTAGTCTATCCATTAAGTTCTTACTTAAGTAGACATTAACTTCTACATCTCTTTCTACTTTATCTAAGATGCATAAGTCAGTTCTTATTTCACTCTCTATGATAAACATTAAATCTTTTTCTATCTTTCTTTTCATATCTCAATTGTATTATCTAAAGTAAGAGTATATACTAATAAAAAATAATTATTACTACTTACTTAAGATATACAGTTTGTAGTAATATCCCCCTTACCCCCCATATAAACGCTTGTTTGTGTGGTTAGGTTGCCTATTTGTTAACACTTATTAACAATGTTTAGGGCTATTTAGCAGTGATTATTTAACATTATTTAAGAAAAAAATATATAAAAATTTTTTAGTAACCAAAATTTAGATAGGGGGTATGAAAATTATGAGAGAAGAAGTGAGTGTGTGAATCTGCACCATAATCACTCCCCGATATATGGATACGGAGGAGATACCCGGTAAGGGCTAACGTTTGCCGTTATTAAAAAGGTATCTAAAAATGTGTATGAAATCGCAAATTACAAAAATTGATGCCGTCGAAATGGAAAATGCATTCAACGAAATTAATGTTTGCTTTTACGTAGAGGCTAGTCCTATCGTTGAAAACAAAGAGCTAGACGAAATGAGTGAGGAAGAACTAAACAACCTTTTAGAGAGTGGTGACATTACGAACGTATTTAATTCATCTCGTAATATATCGCCTTTTAGAACTGTTTTATTTCCAAATGATGAACGAGTTATGAAATTGTTTGGTAAAATTTGGGAAAAGGGCAAAAAAGCTATTAAAAAGGGAGAAAAGCCTACTTACCCGACAATTAACCTAAATCGCTTTGAAGTAGATGCACCCGAACCGTATTTTCGCCGTTATGTTAATGATAACGAGGACAACGGCATTAAAGCAGGTGACTGGATTTTAGCAGAAGAAGGAGACGAAACTGATGAAACGGATGAAAAAGGGCGTAAACTTTTCCGTACTATTTGGGTAACATCTACTTGTAAAACAGATGCAGACGGGAAAGATACACCCATCGAAAATACAGTAAGAAAAGCAAAACGCGCTTGGGCGAACGGTCTAGAAACTGATGCCGGAGCGGGGAAAATGTTTACACCTGCAAAAAAACAGCTTGAAAAAGAGCGGCAAATTGCAGCCGCTAAGAAAGCAAAACAAAACGACCACGAAGGAGGTGACGAGGCTTTAGTGCAAAGTGTAGCAAAAAAAGTAAAAAAGTTATCGTTTGAAGACGATTAATTACAAAAGGTGTGGTATAAAAGCCACACCTTCTCGCGATTGCACTATGCCAAAATAATTTGAGATAGTCGATTTTACATACATAACTCCTTAAATAATTAATTAGTACAAAAGTTCTACTTCTGTTAGTAGGTAATAAATAAAGTTTTAGGTTTCTTAAAAAAGTATAATAATCCTTGTGAGTGCCCTATTACCCTTTTGTAATAATATGATCCGCTGATAGACCGGAGAAATAATAGTCTATCATTTTCATTTGTATTTTCATACACGAAATAACAAATTCCATGGTGGCAGGTTAGTTCGCGCCCTAAAAGAACATCGTGACAATTCTAGACATTGTTGGAAATGCTAGATACGAACCGATCATTGCTCAATCCAAGTGCTATAGTGTTAGTAGTAATAGTAGGTTACATTTCACTGTGGAGAGAAATAAGAAGAGATGGCAGTCAAAGTAAAAGCGAATCACAACATCCTTAATAGGATTAGTATAATTGTAGTATCTATTCTGATTATTTGTTGGTTAAGTCTATTAATCTATAAACAAATTACTGAAGATACTAAGAACCCCTACAACTTTGTAGACTTACAAATGAGGTTTAAGAGATACATATTAACAAACAAATATCAGGAAACTGATAAAGATTATGTATTCTACTTAGTAAATCCTGTTACTGGAGATGAATATAAAGCATACGTTGCAGATTATCTGTATATGAATGTATACTTTGTAGGTGATACTATTAAATAACTTTTAAAACTTCTTATTATGCAAAGAGAA